GTTCCTTCCTTCAGCAGAAAGAGAGTCCACCCTTCTCTCTTCCTGTATAAGTGTGGGGTTAAGCTAAACCCAGTTAGGGACTGAGTTCTTTGTGTCGCCTTTAGCTTGCTGTCTTTGCTCTAAATTCATACCCAAAACCATATGATTAGCAGAGGCTTGTGGGTCGTCTAGGAACTCTTCCAACATAGCATTCCACTCCATACGTTTACGTTCTTTGATAGCTTCCTGGGCAGAGATACCCATAGCATCTGTGAAGTATTTAACGCCTTGAGCGAGAGCATCTAATCTGTCGTCATGTTTAACTGCGCCTTTTTCACGACACATTCTACTCATTTGGTAGAACAACATGTACATCAGTCGCTTTTCAGGGGCTTCATCGGGATTAGACTTGAAGTCCCACTCGATGACGGAACGGTCAACGACGAGTCGGTGCTGATTGAGGACGGGTTCAAGGGAGTCAATGATTCGATCTTCTTTTCTAACATTTGCTCGGACTTCTTCAACATCAATTCTTTGGTTTGTTTGTTGAAGATGTTTGCGGAACAACTCGCTAACAATGCCGTCACCAAAGTTAGTTTCAATAACGAGCTTAGATACGTCATACTTTTTACAACCTTTTAGAATGTCCAATAATGTTTTGTCTGAGTATCCGTCTCGGTAAGCACGCATTTCGTGCAAGTACAGGATACCGTTTCGTTGGGAGATATAAGCTGCTGTCGTCTCATCTGATCCACGACCCGACGGGTCAATAGAGCAGATTGTTTCAGAGTAAGCTCCCCACTCCCCCTGGAGTTGCATTGGACTATAGAAATAATCTCCAGGTAATCCGACAATTGGAAGGTCTTTGATGACGTTTTGGGGGTCGGAGCACCATACAACGGACTCAGGGGCAGACTTAGGGTTAACAGAGGTAACGACAAGATCAGCCATTTTAAGCGGGAATTTGTCAGCATCACTAAGAGAGGTGTCTAGCATGAACTGTAACATGAAGTTCGACCGTCCCATGGACGCTTCACGTTCTATCAAATCTTCATTATCAAATCTATCATCTGTTACGTCCCATTTCTGAGAACCATTCTCAATATCTTCTACGAGCTGTGGAGCCAGCAGACCCTCATAGTTTGTTGTCTTACGAGGGTAACGTGCTGGCCACACAAAAGGCTTATAAGAGCGTTCTGCAAGACGTTTGTACACCGTAAACGTAGTCTGTGGTGTACCAAGGTACATAATACGAGAGTCTTCCTTGGGTGTAAGGATAGACTCAGCTTCTGTACAAAGTTGCAGTAACTTCTCTCTCATCAATTCAGTCATTGAGTTACCAGGAACTTCAATGTCGTCTAGAATCATTAAATCTGCGCGGCTTCCGGTTAGCTGTCCAGTGATGCCCACCGACTTTACGCTGGGTGCCTGGTGCGGGGAGCACATCACATCGAAGCTTATCCTTGACCACCTTGCATCGTCTGACCTGGGGCGTAAATGAGAAAGCCATGGTGTTTCAATAATAAGTTTTTGTAGAAAGATAGACATGTTGTCAGCACGTTCTTTAGACGCACTGATAATCATTATCTTTTTTTCAGGGTCATTAAAAAGCGTCCACAGAACAAAGGCTCCAGTAATCCAGCTCTTTCCCACTCCACGGAAAGCTTGTATTTGAAGACGCTTAGGTCCATGCTGAAGATAGTCTGCGATTGCATATTGTGCACGTGTTGGGTTTGGTAGGTCAAGCTGTGTCCACAAAGCCTGTAGAAACAGCTTAAAATCGCCTCTAAGGAGGTCTAAAGTATTCATAGGTACAATCTAGCGTGGAGGGGTGGTAAGGCGGCTTACGGAGGCTTCTAGTTAAGACCCAGTACTTCTGACAAACCAAGCTCAGGTAGAGTAAATTTAGCCCCATCAGGACCAATAGAAATACGACCACCACGTTGGACTGCTTCTTTAGCCCGTTCAACAGCTTGTACATCAGCAAGGGGATCAGGTTTTTGGTAAGGTCCTACAGGCTCTTGACCGACAGCTTGTCTTAGTGGATTAACAACTGCTGTATTAATAGCATTTGAAATAGCACCACCTGTCAATTCATCAACAACATCACCGTATTCAGAAATCATAGACATACCAAGACCAGCAGGTTTAGCAAACCTACCCGGTTTAAGAGTTGCTTTACCGCCTTTAAAATCTACATTACCGTCTAAATCAGCCGCAAGTTGTGATAAGTACTTAGACTCCTCCATTGCTTGATTGTAAAAGTCCATTGAGTCAGACTTTCTAAGATTAGTAGCTTCGGTAAGTAGAATAAGGTTATTAGGATCGTTTGAAAAACCACCTTTAGCAATAGCAGCAAGGTGATCTACAACAATTGGCTGTCCTAGGTATTTAGAAAGCCTTTGAGCATCTTTATACCTTAAGTCTGTAAGCTGCTGTTCCAAAGAACTAAGCTTGATTTTTTGCTGCTCTCCTTTACGTGATCGTGCACCTTCTACTCTTGCTTCATATGCAGCTTCAGGAAAACCAACTTTACCTTTAGATTGATTCGTCCATTTTGCAGTGTAAGTTACACCACCATATTCGTATTGAGCAGCACCAGACGGCAATTTACGTCCACCTGCCTTTTTTTGTTCTGCTTTTTTTTGTTTAAAATCAGCTTCCCATTCTTTAACAATTTCAGGCGGGACACCTGCTCGTCTTGCGCTAGGCATTAAGCAATATGCTCCATAATAATTTTTTCACGGAGCCTATTGACTCCAAATTTTTCCCTCATCCATTCAAGGACATGGGTACTTCCTTTTTCCTGATTACAACGGGTACAGGCACATACGACATTCGTTGCGACATCCTGCCCACCGCGAGCCCTAGGATGAACATGATCAATAGATAATTGACTAAGGTCATAAGTTTTTCCGCAATAAATACATGTATGGTCAAAATGTTCCTTAATAGAGCGCCTCCACAGGCGCTTGGCTTCTGGAGAGGTCATAGCTATTAAGTTGAATAAGTAGTCGTCAGGAGTTGGAAGTAACGGGGTCATGCTCGGCCTTTACGTGCTCGGTTTCTAGATGCTTTTTCAAGGAATGTTTTACCATTCTTTCTGTGTGATACATCTTTACCGTCACCATTACCATAGGTACCCCGTTTTCTGTTTTCTTTGTTTAGTGCAGAACGTTTCTTGATCTGCAATTTAGATCCATCGTACTTCTTTTGGTACGATTTGTAATTACCGTTAGCGTATTTAGGTCCGCTATATTTAGACGTTCGAGCCATGCAGCCTCCGATGTACAAGTTCTGGGTCAACTGTAGGCATCACTGCAGCCAGTTTACTAAGTGGATTGCCATCCATGGCGACACCGCTGATGTCATTTGTCTTAAGCCAGTCACAAGCTGCTTTCAAGTCTTGGGTAGTTGCCTCACCAGATTTTATCCTGGCAAGGAACTCCTTTGTGACAAGGTTGTGCAACTCGTTGAACTGGTCCTCTGTAGCTTTTTTCTTAGCCATTTCTTAATACGATCTGGTCAAGTTTGTTTTCAATGCGTACCATGTGGTCTTCCATTTTAGCTAATAGTTCAGCTAGTTCGGCTTTTTTAACGTAGTCAGAAGCAACAGTTAGCTCTACGCCATCAAGCCGCCGATCTAAGGCACTGATACGCTCATGAACACTATTTATTCGATTATGTAATCTGTTGTTCAAAGCAGCACCGCCCGCAACGACGGCGACAGCTATACTAACAAGTGCTTCACTCATTTTTTACGGATACAATAGGTACAATATCATGACATAATACTTCTACCCTGCTGCCAGGACGAAAGGTAAAACCAGCTTTCATAATTTCAGTGCATTTTAGTGCACGAACCATTTCATAGTTTAACCTCATCTTTTGTTCATGCCGTCTAGCTATCTGTTTGCACAACTCTATCATACTACCGTCTAACGGTACACTGAAATTGACTTGTGCTCCAAAGTTATTAGACCGAACATAGCCATCATGTTTATATGGAATAGTGTCGTTGCCCATATAAAAAGGGCTGAACGTCATTGTTGCCCCGTTGCATGAACTATTTGCACCAAACATTTGACGGGACGGTGCACCATTGTTCTGGAATTGCACCGCCTGATTAGTCACATTGCCTGTTGCTGCAGCTACTGGGTTAGAAGTATTGTACACCTCAGGCGCTTCTTCTGAATAAGCAGGACTTATTGCGAGAAGATAGAGAGTGAGGTAGTGGTAGATGTTGAATCGATGCTTTCGGTGATATCGATTGTTTCGATAATCCCCGCATCTCGTGTTGTGATTTCCAAAGACCAAGGGTCTCCAGCCGTTTCTACGGAAAATGTTGTACTGCTGCCAGAAATGTCTGCGCTTGGTGTAACGTTTGATCCACTCCATGATGAATAATCACCACCATAGACTTCAGTTTCAATAGTACGTTCAATGTCAACCGTGGTGGTTGTAGTCGATTGCATTGATCCCTGGGTAAAGTTTGGGGTTACTTGCTGTGCGGCTGCAGGGCTAGCCAACATCATCAATAAAATAAGACGTTTCATTCTTCTTTCTTTTTGGGTTCAGGAGGTTTAGAGTTTGTTTTACTATTCGATGTAGTCAGTCCAAAAGTTGCAAGTGCTCCTGTAAAAACAGAA